GCTAGGAATGATTTAGCGTCGGATACGTTTAGTCTTTCGCTAGACCCTCAGGACAGGATGTTGGCGGCTCCCTATATGCGACTGGGGAGGTACTTTGGGTTACCGCCCGCGACTCGTAGTTATTACAAGAGTAACCTTGTCGCGTTGAGTGTGCCGAAGAGGCAGAATACGTCTCAGGAACTCTTATCGGCGATTGCGGCTCGCAATTTGACGGCTCCGGTGGTGTCCGAGCCGCAGGAGCAGGCCGTGGTTATAGCAGACATCTGGGACAATTTTATAGAGACATGGTGTGTCTCTGATGCCCGGCAGAAGTTGGTCGGTTACCAGACAGATGCTGTGGCACTGGAGAAGGACGCTCTGGATGACTGGGCTAGCAAGTGTAAACCGGATGTGTTGGAGAGATTGAAGGTGGAACTGCGAGACCAGAGTGCGGTATTGGGTGACAAGCCTGTCTCCGAATATTTGAGCATGATTAAGGCAGACGTTAAGCCAACCTTGAGTAATAAGCCGGTGCACAAGCTTACTGCGCCTCAAGTTATCGTGTATCACGATAAGTTGCTATCCGCGCTTTATAGTTCGATATTCAGAGTTCTGGTTCGACGATTTCTGTCTTTGCTCAAGCCGAATCTACACGTTAATTTGTTGAAGGATTCTAGAGATATGGAGAAATTTGTCCAGGCGAGGCATTGCTTTGGGCTGATGCGTAAGTATTTGGAGAATGACTTCAGCCAATTTGATAAGTCGCAATCTGAATTTGCCTTCGCACTGGAAGAGTATATATTCAGGCAGCTCGGGTTGAATGAAGAGATGTTACGTGCGTGGGAGTTAGGGCATGTTGAGTGCAGTATACGATCGGTTGCAACTGGGCTGAGCTTGCATGTTCTTTATCAGCGTAAGTCGGGCGATGCGACTACGGCCTTTGGTAACGTGTTGCTCAACGTGGTGAGTGTTTGTTACGCGTACCGTGGCACCCAGGTGGACTGGGCGTTGTTTATGGGCGATGATTCGCTGATGTGTGCGGAACAAGTCGTCACAGGACAAGATCCGGTGCGTGTGATGGCGGAGGTGTTTAACCTATCGGCTAAGAACTTCATCACAGATGCACCGTACTTTGCGTCTAATTTTGTGGTGATTGACGACGCAAATGAATTGGTGCAGTTTGTGCCCGATCCGGTTAAAAGAATGGAGCGGCTGTCCATGTACGTGTCCGCGGACGATCCGCAGTGGCACGAGCGTTTCGTCAGCTACGCGGATGCTTTAGCTCCGTACAGGAACATGGAGGCCACGGTCGGGTTGGCGAGAAGTGTCACGCAGAGGTACGAGATATCGGAGGGTATGGTGCGCACGTGTGCGAAAGCGTTGGCCACGCTGGCGGTGCGAGAAGATAAGTTTCGGGACGTATGGCAAGCGGAACCTATCTTGCTGATGGGTTAGTGCTGGAATCAGCTAACAATGAGATTGATTTAATTGTGTTTATGAGTTTTTCCTCAATAC